CACGTAAAGGTGTCATGACACGTTACGCGAAGAAAGTAGTTCGTCCAGAATTCTACGGAAAAGTATATGTTCACGGATTAAACACTCTTTAATAAGTTAAACAATTAACTAATTAAGAAGAAGGGATGGCTCCGGTCATCCCTTTCTTACTGTTCGATATTTATATTAAAAGATTATGGCAGTTCCGTATGTTAAATATTCAATGGAAGTAATCATCAGATATGATGGTCGCTTAGTAGACGTATTAGATAGAATACGTGCAATTACCTTAGTACTCATGGTTCATATCGAACAAGACTTAGGCCCAGACAAAGAACGAATTACAATTAAGGTAATGACACCACATCCACCTAGACAAACGTATTTTGCTATTCGTAAAGCATGTTTAGGAAAGATTGAAACACTTAAAGATATGTCATTGCAAGAATCAACACTTACAAAATTAGTTTAACGAAAGCAAGTTATGGCAACACTGAACAAGGAGAAAACTCCACCGAAGAATGACATTAAATATTCAATTACATTGTCAGAAGAACAAAAACAAGCAAAAGCAAAAATTATTGAAACTCCATTCAATTTTTTATTAGGACAAGCAGGTTCGGGAAAAACATTGTTAGCAGTTCAAATTGCATTGGATATGTTTTTTAAACGTCAAGTAAATAAAATTATCATTACACGTCCAACCGTTTCAAATGAAGATAACGGATTTCTTCCAGGCTCATTAGCAGAAAAAATGGATCCATGGTTAGTTCCAATTAGATCTAATATGCGTAAAGTTTATAACAAACCTGAAATATTAAACAAAATGGAAAAGGAAGAAAATATTGAATTAGTATCATTATCTCATTTTCGCGGACGTACTTTTGACAATGCAATTTGTATTGTAGATGAGTTTCAAAACTTAACTAAACAACAATTACAAATGGTTTTATCTCGTTTAGGTAAGGACAGTATAATGATATTAACCGGAGATAAACATCAAGTAGATTTAAAATTTAAAAATGATTCAGCCATACATGAAGTTCCTAAAATCAAAGAGTCTCGATTTGTGAATGAAATTATTTTAAAAGATAATCACCGCCATGAAGCGTTAACGGAAATTTTGCGACTCTTAAATGAATCATATTGATATTTATATATAAAAGGATAAATCATGGATTACTCAGAAAATAAGCCCATATGGCCTGGATCTTCTTCGTTTACAACTGGATCAACACCATTTGGCTTTTTTGATACCGATCCCATGTTTCAACAACATGCAGATTCGTTTGCAAAATATGCCGCACAACAGGTTGGATATCCTATCATGGATGTTGAACTTTTAGCAATAAATTTTTATGCTGCATTTGAAGCAGCTACCATGGAATATTCCAATCAAATTAATCAAGTTAATATTATTAATAATTTAGTATCAACTCTGGGAGTACAAACCGGTTCAAATGTTTTAGGAGCAAAAGGGTTGACAGGTACTTTAGTTGGCCAATCATTAGGATATATTACTAAATTATCAAAAGCATATGGTACTGAAGCTGATTCGGGAGGAACCGTACGTTGGTATTCGGCATCAATTGATATCGTCTCAGGACAACAAACATATAGTATTAGACAAGCAGTATCAGCATCATTTGCTGCGGCAGGAAAAACTCTTTCAAATACTAGTTCAATTGAGATTAAACGAGTATTGCATAATGTACCTCCTGCAATTGTTAGATACTTTGATCCGTTTGTAGGAACAGGTTTAGGTTCTCAACAATTACTTGATGCATTTGATTTTGGAGGATTTTCGCCATCGGTTAATTTCATGATGATGCCGATTCATATGGATTTGCTTCGTATACAAACTATAGAATTCAATGATCAAATACGTAAATCACATTTTTCTTTTGATATACATGGAGATGATATACGAATATACCCTGTACCTGGAACGCAAGGCACAATGGCTTCTCCATATTTTAAAAATGTTTGGATTGAATTTTTATTTGAAGAAGATAAAGGTAAAGAAGCAATACTATTCGGAAATACAGCTGTACAAGATGGTTTGATAACAGATGCATCAAATATACCATATACATATCAAACTTATAAATCAATCAATGATATGGGGCGTGCTTGGATTATTAGATATGGAACGGCTCTAGTTAAAGAAACATTGGGATATGTACGTAGTAAATATTCATCAGTTCCAATTCCAAATGGTGAAGTAACGCTTAACGGAACTGATTTAGTTACACAAGGTCAGACTGAAAAAGAAGCATTAATAACGCAGCTTCGAGAATTTTTAGAAAAAATGACTAAAGAACAAATGCTAACTCGACAAAATGCAGAAGCAACACAAATGAGTGAAATACTAGGCAAAGTGCCTTTGAAAATTTATATAGGATAAACATGGCTCTATTTGGCGGTCAACGAGATGCGAGATTTTTAGCAGCAATTAATTCGGAATTGATTAATGCAATAATTGATACTGAAATTGAGTTCTTTAAACTGCTAGTAGATGCGAGTAACGCTAACATATACGGCGAATCAGAGCGCAAGGCATATTATGATTCCATTATGATTCCGTGCTTAATTACGAAGGACGATAAGACGTCAAATATGGATGATTATGGACACACATATACACGTACGGCAACATTTGCTATTTCAAGAGACATATTAGAACGAGCTACATTTTATCCAGAAGTTGGCGACATTGTATTTTGGGACAATGAGTATTATGAATTAGATAGCGTCGATGCAAATCAGTATTTTGTAGGTAAAAATCCTGAGACATGGCCGAATGGCGACAAACATGGATATAGTGTATCCGTATTATGTAACGCACATGCAACTCGTCAAACTCCACAAGGTATCAAAGATATTCGACGCGGAGGCAATAATACAACTAATGGACAGCGAGGATATTAATGCCTAAATATAACAAACAAAATATTGACCGTAAAACAAATAAACCTGCATTGAAACGAACAGAAGGTTTAACGCCAGATGTATTGTTGAATCGTGCAATGCAAATTCGTCGAGATGATGACGTAATTCGTAGTGCAAAACGTACGGCATATGATATTGACTATGCAATTAAATGGTACATTGAAAATGAAATACAACCACAAATAACGGCAAATGAATCTGTAATTAATGTTCCAGTTATTTTTGCTAACGGAGAGAAATGGGACAATGTACGTAGATTAGGATATATACGTGATGAAAAAGGAATGTTGCAATCTCCATTAATCATGTTGAAACGAAATAGTATTGCTGAACGTGATGAACATCGTACGTTAGATGTTAATAGACCACAATCTGGAAATCAAATAGTTTATCGACAACGATATAATGAACGTAATCGTTATGAAGATGAATTATTTCCAATACCAACAAATCAACCAGCAGACTCAGAAAAAATTTATATTGTAGATATTCCAAAATATGTTACATTGGAATATGATATGATGATATGGTGTGATTTTACAACACAACTTAATGATTTAATTGATCAAATATTACCATATGGGCGATTTGCTTGGGGAAATGATGCAAATAAATTTGCTACAACTATTGGGTCAGTATCATTTGAAACAGTGAATACAGTAGGCGAAGATCGTTTAGTTAGAGCAACTATACCACTAACTGTTTTAGGAACGTTGCTTTCTGCACAAGAATCTAGAATTGAAACAATTCGAAAGGCATATTCACTTAAAAAAGTTTCATTTGATGTTGTAGTTGATGTTGGCAATCTTAATATATTTAGTACAACGCAAGTTCCACAAGCAGTACTTCAAAATCAACAACAAGTTATGTCCGGAGGCTCCGTAGTAGTTTCGGGGGGCGGTTCTACCATATCACTTAATGCAGCCGCAATGTTGTATTTAACCGCATTAACAGACAAACAAGCAACATATGTCAATGCAACAACGGTGACGGTAGCAGCGTATGCTGCAATTAATCCAGTAACTAATACAATTGCAACGGTAAATGAATTTGATGTTTATATTAACGGACAATATATTGATAAAGTAGTATATACATGGACGCCTACCGATGCATCAACGCAAACCATTGTGTTTAATACTTCCGTGTTAGGATATGGTATAGATCCTACAGACACGGTAATTATAAACGGGAGATGGCAATAATGAGACAGTTTAAGCCCGGACAATTACAATCAGGTTCACTATATCCAATTAGTGCAAGTTATGCACTTACAGCATCATATCTATCAGGTAGCATATCAATTGACACTGGATCTTTAGTAACAACATCATCATTCAATGCATTTACTGCATCATATACAACCGGTTCATTTACGGGTTCATTTAAGGGCGATGGTTCTCAATTAACAGGCATTGTTTCAAGCAAATGGACCGGATCAAATCCTATATCACGCGAAAGCGATGTTGAAATAACAGGATCATTACGCATACAAGGTAGTATAACAGGTTCATTGTTCGGAACTGCCAGCTGGGCAAATAATGCAATAACTGCTTCATTTGTTAATCCGCTTGTACAAAATGTATTAATTACAGGTTCAATAACTGCAACTTCATTTACAGGTAGTTTAAGTGGATCCGTTACAGCACCAGGTTCATCATCACAAGTAATTTTCAATAATGCAAACGTTTTATCTGCAGATGCTGGATTTACTTATAGTGGTAGTAAATTATCATTGGGTCAATTAAATGTTAATGGAGAAGTTATCTTAAATAGAGCATCAACTGGTCAAACTGTTGGAGGAATCCGTGCTATCCCTGGTGGAACGGAAATTGGAGGTTCGACGTATCTTGATAGGATAATTTTAGGTAATGGATCCGGTTTACAATTCTTTACCTTTACTTCAGGTGCTGGTAATGCTGAACGTATGCGAATCACATCTGGAACAAGTGGTGTGGGCGTTGGTATTGGAACTACAACAGTTTCAGCATCTCTTCACATATCCGGTGCAGATTCAGCTGCTTTATTTAGAATAGATTCTCCAAGTAATCCAAATATATTATTTGTAACTGGCAGTGGACGAATTGGTATTGGAAAAACAACACCAAACGCTCGCCTAGATGTTACCGGATCTGCAATCATAACAGGTTCATTAACAGTAACACAAGGTATTACAGGTTCACTATTTGGTACTGCAAGTTGGGCTGAAAATGCCATAACTGCTTCATATATAACAGCATCTGGAGTATATGGTCCATATGGTGCAAATAGTGTTACATCATCATCATATGCAGCAACAGCATCATATTCAAAAAACATACAAATATCAGGTTCGGTAAATAATGTTGATTATATTGATTTTAATACTGGTTCAGCAATACCTGCATGGAAATCGGGTCGTGTATTTTGGGATAACACTGATGGAGCATTGGCTGTATATAATGCAGAAGCTGACATTACTTTACAAGTTGGCCAAGAAAATTGGACGC